CTGGCGGGCATGGATTACCAGAAGGATCTCTACGTTAGGCACATTGTTAGGCAGAAAATGTCCTACTCGGAGCTGATTAATAAGATATTTGACATCTATACCGACCGTAAGTTCGCCGATATTAAGAATATGAAGATCATTTTAGAGACGATTGGTACTAAAAGCCTCTCCTACGAACTGGCTAATGAGCAAAAACGGCGTGGGACCTGGTTGCCGATCCAAGAAATTAAGTCTCGGGCGACAAATAAGGAAGAACGCATCCGCGGTTTGGCGCCTTTTTACGAGTACGGGCACATTTATCACATACAGGAGTGCCCTCAGATCGAGGAGTATGAGCTAGAGCTGGTTCAATTCCCGACCGGGCGTCACGATGACCTAATAGATGCCATGGCTACCATCCTAGAAGTGGCTTCGCCGCCAACTATGAGGGCTGCCGACAGGGAAGACGGCCGCTCACGTAAGCGACATGCCTATAAACCGCGTTCGGCTATCACTGGGTACTAGACTATTGTGATATTAACGCAGATAAAGTTTAGTTAAAGCATGGCAAAAGACTCCAAAGACACGAATCTTGATAAGAAGCGGTCAGAATTACAGGATCAACAGGGAAAACTCGACCCGAAAATGGAGGGTCCCGCTAAATACAAGCCAACCAAGAGAGAGACAGCGATCCGCCGCCAGGTGTATGATCGTTTTTATTTACTCCAGGGTGATCCGCGTCGACAAGAAGCTGAAGCTCAGTGGGAAATAGCTGATCGAGAGTTTGGCCTAGTCACTGACGACATAGATCCTAATGATTGGCACTCTCACCTTCAACTGCCTGACGCCTTTTCTGCTATTCAAACGCAATCTCAAGAGACTATCGAACGTAAGGCCCGGCCACACCTCCTTGCTACCGAAGAATCTGACGAACCCATTACCGAATTTGGCAACGCAGTCTTAACTCATAACATGGATACTACTGGTTATGATTACCAGGCATTTTTATCTAAGCTAAACGCCTCTTCTAGAGGTACTAGTTTCCGAATGGACTACTGGCGCACCGATACGCGCATCGTTAAAGATCCAACCGGCGTTGATGACAACGGGAATATTACCTGGGAAGACAAAGAGATTGTCGATTTCGATGATGATTATACCGAATGGGTACCGAACGAATATATCTTTGTAGATGAGAAGGCTGGCCATATTGATAAAGCAATAGATATGGTGCGCCGGGAAATCATTAACATCGATGAGTTCCATCGTGTCTATGGGAATAAAGCCAACTTCAAGAATACTGAGTTTGTTATTGCAGGGGGTGACAATGGCTGGAACGGCACGGTCTTCAAGCTACCTCAGGATATTGAAGGGCAGGATGTAGAAGTCCTACATTATTACAATCGATCTATCGACGCCTATTGGGTTGTCGCTAATAACATCACGGTTTGTGATTCGCCGCTCATAAGTAAACACAAGGAATTACCTCTAGCTGTGGATTATCAGTATAGGATCCCGGGCCAGTTCTGGGGTATAGGTATTCCACAGGTTCTCCACCACTTAGCCGAAGAGCGAAAGACTATCCGCAACCTCTCTATAGACAGGCAAAAGATTATAATCGCCGGAGCTTTCTTACATAACTCTAGCTACGACATTGACGACGAAGACACTGAACTAGAACCGGGCCGATTCATCTCTGTTGATACTAATGGCCAGCCGCTATCTCAGGCTGTTATGCAAGTTCAGATGAATGATACCCCGGCTGGCGCCTACAAATCTGAGGAGATGTTACTCGAAGACATCCGTCGTGCCTCTGGTATCGATGACCGTATCTCGGTTTCTAACTCGGCTACTACCGCTACTCAGGCCGCTATCGTAAAAGAGTCTACTCTTAAGCGTATCAATTTGATCTCTGTTTCAAACGAAATGGATACTGTCGTTCGTATCGGCCGTCTCAAGTGGTCTAATATCCAATTCTTCTATGGCGTTCCACGAATGGACTCTATTACTGAAGAGAATAATGAGCGGACCGAGAGGACTTACCGAACTATATCTGTTGAAGGCCGCAAGTTTGCTATTAAAAAAGAGAACGGCAAGACGCAGCTCGACATGGAAGATATTAAGGGCAGCTCGGCGCTTAACCTTAAGCCTGAATTTAACCGCTACCTCGACAAGTCGTATAACGTATCTGTCGACTCGACTATATTCACTCCAGTATCTAAGGCGATCGATCAAACCAAGAAGACTGAAATGTTCAGTCTAGCCATGTCTAACCCGGCCACGATGTCACTGCTAGATCTACCTAACGCTCTCGGCGACGTATTAAAAACCAACGATATTAACCCTGAAGTCTGGCTCAAGGAAGCTGACAATAAGCACGATATGATGATGTTGGCTGAATCTGAGAATATGGTTATGGCCGCCGGTCAGCCACTGTCTGGGACCGAAGGCGCGACCGAAGAGCACACGCTCGTTCACCTTATGTTTACTAAATCTGTTGAGTTCCAGGAATTACCTCAAGAGACTCAGACAATTATCATGGACCACATCCTACAGGAGCATGATAACAACCCTATGACTGGCAGCGCAGCTGATCTTATGGGCGGGGGAGGTGGCGGCCCAGGAGCTCCCGGCGCCGGTGGTGATATGTCCGGTCAAGCTGATCCTTTTGGCTTGAGCCCCCAGACCAACGTACCTCAGCCACAGGTAGCTGATATGCAGCCAACTAATTTTGCTAACCCGGAGTAGACCCTTGTATATAGAAAATATTATGGGTAGGATTTAGATATGAAGAGCACGGTGGAGTTACTTACAGACAAGCAACGCGGGGCTCTCGCACGTTTATACGGGACCGATGCCCACGATGCTTTAAAGGCGTTGTGCAAGTTAGAAATAACTGGCCTTGGTAAAGACGCTTTAGATTCTCCTGATCATAATATGACTAGGTGGTATGCTGGCCAAGCCGCAATGGCAGCTAAGATACCCCGGGTTATAAAGATGCTGAATAAGGAGTTTGAGGATAATAAGGCTAAGAAAAAGAATTGATAGTTGCTGAGGCGGTGCCCACCCCCTCCTCGGCAACTACCAGCACTTTTAGCTGGCCTATAGAACAAATCTTAAGGAGATTATATGACGGTAACAAATACCGATAAAGACGCTACCGATGATAGCGCAGCAGTAATAGAGACGGACTTACACAAACTTAAGTACCCGGACGGAGATGTAGGAACCACCCCAAAAGTGGAAGACGAAACTCCAGAAGATGAAGAGCTTGATGGCAAGGACGAGGATAATACTGACGAAGAGGATGACGGCCAACAGCCCGACGACTCTACTCCCGGCGAAGACGACGAGGACGAGAATCCCGACGACAAGCCAAGTTTCATCAAAGGTTTCGAGAATATTAAAGGCGATACTCCCGAAGAGTACATTAAGAACCTAGAAGCAGCTTATGGAAACAGTACTTCAGAGGCTATGCGGCTCAAGAAATTGGCCGAAGCCAGAACCGCCGCACCGCCACCTCAAGTAGGTGATGATGATGACGACGACAGTCCCGTTTCTCCTCCAGCTCCTGTTTCAAGCGATCCAACGCAGCTTTGGATTAGCCAGCAGATGGATAAGGAGATCCTAAAAGCTTATGATAGTTTCAAAAGTGACTACTCTCAGGTAGAAGACCCCGAGATGTACGATAAGTTCACGGCGGAAGTAAGCGTGTTCAGCCAAATTGAACAAGCTAAAGGGCTTATGCCCGATCCGGCAGATCTGTATCGTAGAGCAGCTGTAAGTCTAGGCTGGGAAAAGACATCTAAACCAAGTGATAAGGAAAAGCTAGGTGCGGCGCTCAAGACAAACGCGGCGAGCTCACCAGCTAAGACCTCTGGGGCTAAACCTCCGGTAAAGTCCAAGGTTACAGATGAACAAGTAGCAGCATATAGGCAAACCGCTCGTGATGGTCATTCGTTGAGTGACGCTGAGATACGCAAAGAACTGGAACAATACGTTACTTAATTAATAATTTGAAAGAGAGTTCATCATGGCACTTAAGAACCGAATGGTTGGCCGTATTGATGGAGAGACAAACTTTGCAGCACGCGATTTCATAGTCGGAAGCGGTGTTACCGTTAACGAAGGTGACTTTGTTTACTTCGCTTCAGGCGTAGTAACAAACGCGACTGTAGCTGGTGCCCGACTTTTGGGTATGGCTATGGGAACTGCAACCGGTAACGCCGGTGGTACCGTCAAGGTAACAGTTTGTGTAGATCCTAATATGGTTTACTTAATAGACAATGATAATATAGGTACGACCTTCGCGTCGACTCACGTAGGGACATCATTTGACCTTATTGGGGCGACTGGAGCTCAGCTAGTTGATACGTCGACAACTGGTACTACCGGAAGCGTAACTTGCGTAGAATATAATCCGAAGATCGATCCTGTCGCTACAGACACCTCATGGGGCCTGTACGTCATTACCGAAAACGCGTTATTTACTGGCACAGGTGCTCAATAGAAAGGATATAGGAATATACTATGGCATCATTTTCACCATCATGGCCCGACATCCTTGATCCCTCATTTCGTAAGATTTATGGGGACGAGCTAAAGGCCATTCCATCAATCGGAGAGACTATTTTTAACGTCGAATCTTCTAGTAAGAATATCGAAAAAGATAGTTCAGCATCCGGCCTAAGCAAACTTGTACGACGTACAGAAGGTCAATCAATTTCCTTCGAAGACGAAATCCAAGGCTTCGACGTGACTTATACTCACTACGAAGATGCTCTAGGTACTTCAGTTTCGAACAAACTCTGGGAAGACGACCAGTTCAACGTCATTCGCAAAAAGCCTGCTAACCTAGCTCGCTCTAAGATGCGAACACAGGAGCAAATGCTTGCTGACATCTTCAACTACAGCTTTACAGCTGGTGGTGGGGGATTGGCTTCATTCACTTCTGGTGACTCATTAGCGCTATTTAGTGCTAGTCACACCCGTGAAGACGGTGGCTCAACGCAAAGTAACTATGCTACTACTGACTTGAACGAAAGTTCATTGGAAGTAGGTATCGTTTCTATACGTCAGACGCTAGACGCTAAGGGCCAACTTTACATGAGCAAGGCAGACACTCTTGTAGTAGCTCCAGCTCTTGAAAAGGAAGCTCGTATCTTACTAAACAGTACTGGCCGAACAGGTACAGCTAACAACGATGTAAACCCATACCAGGGCGCACTGAAGTTGGTAGTCTGGGACTTCTTGGGTTCAGCTGCTGGTGGTAGCGATACTGCTTGGTTCTTGCTCGACAGCTCATTGCACTCACTTAACTTCTTCAAGCGATCTGATCGCGGCATTGAAGGCCCTGAATGGGACTTCGATACGAAGACTGCTAAGTGGAGCGTTGACGTTCGTTGGAGCGCTGGTTTCTCCGGTTGGAGAGGCACTTACGGATCTAAGGGCGATAACTCTTAGTCCACTAAATATGGTCCGGGTAGGGGAGAGCAATTAAGCTCTCCTTACCCCCGGCAAAGAAAGGTTTAATATGATTGGAGACAGAACATACCGATGGGCTTGGAAACAGGCTACCGGTACTTTGCGTTTTAGGAGCATCTTGCAACACGTTGCAGGATACACTGAGACACAGAAAAAAGTCTCAGTAGCTACTAACAACGCTGTCCTTGCGGCAACGGCAACGGTAGTGGCTGGGCGTACATTAAACAGGGGTAATGCTACTATAAATAACCCAGATGTGCCTCGTAATCTTACGATCACAACTGGCGGTACCACTGCGGATATTGCAGCTGGTGACGTAGTTATTACCGGTACAAACGTTGAAGGTAAGACTATAGTTGAATATTTCACTATGGCAGATAACCTTAACGGCTCTGTAACAGGGAATAAGGCGTTTAAAACAGTCACAGAGATTAGATTCCCTGCGGCTGACAATACCGGCGCTACAATCTCTGTCGGTACGGGCGCTAAGTTGGGCCTCAACCACCGGTTGATTCCTAACAGGTCAAGCATTGTGATAGTACAGGATACCGCCATTGACGGTACTAACCCTACTATCCAGGCAGCTCCTAGTGCTTCAACTGTGCACGGTACAGCTGTTGAAGAGAATACTGTGACTCCGGCTACAACTCCGGATAACACTACATTCTTGACTATCCTTTACTGGTATCACAACATCACTGTTGCTCCAGTTAACGATAATCCGCTATTTGGCACCAGTACTTCGACATCAAGCTCGACTTCAACAAGTATATCGACTTCAACATCGAGTTCTACTTCGTCTACGTCAAGCTCGACTTCAAGTACATCTTCATCAACTAGTTCAACGAGTACGTCTACCACGACTACGCCGTAATAAGGAGGTAGTATGGGAGATTATTCTAAGAAGGTACAGAGCGATAATAAGCATCTTGCCAATCAGACAAGTGCGCGTTTTGCTCATATCGAAGCATCTAGTAATGTTGTCGTTCGTGCCAGCGCAGGGAGATTACTCCGTGTAATTCTCAACACCAATGGTGGTGTTGTGGTCCTGAAGAACGGTCAAGATATTATTGCTAGTATTGCTGCAGATGCACCAGAGCAGACATTCAATTATGGTATATATTGCCATAATGGTATTACCTGCATCACGGACGTGACAGCTGACGTGACGGTAGTATTCAGCGACTAGTTCAAAGTAGAATATAGAGGAGGGAAATAACTCCCTCCTCTAACGGGGAGAACAATGGCTATACCAATACATTCTGATAATACGTGGCTCAGCATGATCGCTGATTCTTCGTCTCCAGTGAACAAGACTTCTGTTAGTACTGGCAGTAAGAATAGTATCGGGTCAACTGCGATGCAATTACATCCAGCTAGCTATCCGCTTAGGTCTGGTGTTACTGTAAAAGCCTCTTCGGTTAACGCCGGGAGGGTTTATGTTAGCACGAGCCCTAATGTTACACAGAATACAGACCCTGATAATGATGGGTTTGAACTGTCTGCCGGGGAGAGTCTTACTTTTATCGTTGAAGATATAAACTTAATCTATGTAGTGGCTTCTCAGTCCGGCCAGAAAGTGTTTTGGTACGCATTATGAATCCCCACAGTGGCGGCGGTAGCGCTA